TGGGTGAAAGAAAATGGGTTTTGCGATTTGGGAGAAAGGAAGGGATAAGATGATTTTAACCATCCTCGGCGACATCATCCTGGGCTGCATGTTTGCCGGGTTCTATGCGCTGGGTGTCTCCGCCGGGAAGGCTGCCACCCGGCAGGAGCCGGAGAACAGCATTGCCATGGAGCACAGGCATGGAGGTGAGGACGATTGAGCAGCCCACGATACGACTGGTGGCCCTATGTAAAAGGCATGATCCGCCGCTACCCAGAGCTGTGTGCCCGGCAGGAAGAACTGCGCCGCACAAAAATGTCCCCGAACCTGACGGGAATGCCCAGCGCCCACGGCCAGACCAGTGACCCGGTCGCGGATGCCGCCCTGCGGGAACTGCCGGAGATCAACCGCCGGGAACTGGAAGCCGTGCAGCAGGCTATTGAGGAGACACGCACCCTGCCAAACGGTAAGGAGCGGCTGGAGATGGTCAGGCTGGTTTTTTGGAAGAAGACGCATACATTGGAAGGGGCGGCAATGAAATGCCACGTGAGCTATGTTACAGCAAGACGGTGGCATGGAGAATTCATAAAGCGTACTGCACAGGCATTTGGATTATTATGATTTTTTCGCATGTTTTGAGTGATTTTATTGTGATTTTCACAAGATTTCATCTTTTACCCTATGGATTTTTCAGTAATTTGTGGTATAATATATCAACTATAAAAACAGAACATGAAGAAAGGGGCGCAGAAATGATGTATAATGCTCTTGATGTGGCTCGTTACATCATCGATTACGAGGCAACACAGGGTCGTACTGTTAGCAATTTGCGCCTACAGAAGCTACTATATTTCGTACAGTGTGTGTTTCTGGGTATATTAGGTCGGGCTTGTTTTTCTGACGAAATCGAAGCCTGGGATTATGGACCCGTTGTCCCTAAGGTGTACCGCGCTTATAAAGAATATGGAAGTACCGTTATTCCGGCCTTGGGGCAAAATTCGCAAAACATTATTGCTGCTGGCGAGGACAGAGATTTAATAAACTGTATATTGACCACCACTGCAAAACGTACAACCGGGGAACTCGTTGATATCACACACCGTCAAGATCCATGGAAAAATGCATATGTGCTAGGCTTGAATAATGTTATTACTCAAGATGCGATTTCCGAATATGCGAAGAAGGTGCGCCAATGACACCCGAAGAACGAGGGAAAAAATACATCCAGAATTTTTTGGGTGAACCAGTTCCTAACACAACTGAAAGCAGCGAGTATTCCATCAATCTGATGGAGCAAAAAACTGTTCAACTCTGTGAAAAACTGAATTCTGTCAGTTTTAGTCCCAAAGATTGGTTAAAAGACGTATCTTCGTTTGTTGCGGATAGTTCCAATCGGTTACTCTATTCGTCCATCACAAACTTTGTGTTCAGTATGGACCAGCATGACCGTATTTCTTCAAACATAAAAGAGGCTGCCAACTACGCTCTAAACAGTCAGCAGGTGGACAGTACCCTCATTGTCCGAAAAACTGTTCTTAAAATATACGACCATATAAATCTGGCGATTCGGCAAAAGGCTTTATCCGAGAAAGAAAAGGATGATCTAACAGATCAGATTGAAAGTATTGCCTTACCGGAAATCGACAGAAAAAGTGCAGAACTTACAAGAGAAATAACCGGGCAACTTGTAGGGTTGATTGCTGTTTTTACAGCCCTCTCGTTTATCATATTCGGCGGTATATCCTCTCTGGATAGTATCTTTCAATCTCTCCAGGCAACGATGGATAAAAAGAGCACCATATTGCCCACGTTGATTGTAACGATTTCATGGGCCATCTGCCTTATGAATCTGCTTTTTGGTTTTATGTATTTTGTCTTGCGAATTACACGTTTAACTACAGAACCCAAAGTAATCGGAAAGAATATCGTCCAGCGGTACCCTGTCGTATTTTTAAGCAATTACATTATGTTTCTCTTTTTAACCCTTTTCGGTGGGATGTGGTTTGCTGAACGGAACGGGATTGGGAAGGATATTTTCAATTTCTGTATACGCGAAGAGTCCATTACATTTTGGGTTGCCATTTTTATCTTTATCGTCATTTTCGTAGGCCTTGCCATTTGGGGAATAATCCTGTACAGACAAAAAGCATGTAATTCCTAACATGATCTCTTAAAGCCAAAAATCCATGCTATAATACTATCATCAAAAGCCGTAAGGAACGGGAAACCGCCTTGCGGCTTTTGTGTTGCCGGGAGTTGGGCAGCCTCCGGCAGCGATTGCGTCCATAGCGAATCCTCCTATTCTTTATCACAGCTGACAGCCGGGAAAGACCGGCGCTTTTTTGTAGGCGTAGCTTAACGCAAAGCAGCGGTCTCCAAAACCGCGAGATGAAGGTGCAAGTCCTTCCGCCTGTGCCATCTGCCCCGCCAGCCCGGAGAAGCTCACCCATCCTTTGCTTTTCTCTTCTGTCTGTGTGCTGGCGGGGTGGCTCTTTAAAATAACCACCGGGGGTGCCTATGGAGAAACGACCGACCAGCAATCCCCGGTATGCCAACGGGGCCTTGCGCCGCAAGTACCGCGCCAGGCTGAAGGCCATGGGCGGAGAGTGCGGCATCTGCCACGGCAGGCTGGGGCCGATCCATTACGATGAGCCGTCCGATGCCGCGCATCCGCTGTCCTTTGTCATTGATGAGATCAAACCTGTGTCGAAGTGGCGGCAGTTCGGGTATGCTTCGCCCCGCGCTGCGGCCGAGGATTGGGGCAACTTGCAGCCTGCACATTACTTTTGCAACGCGCAAAAAGGCAACAAAACTGGCGTTTTCGGGGCAGATTCGGGGCAAAAAGTCACAAAAGCGCCCAAAATCAGCGATGGAAACTGGTAGTGGGGGAGGGTCCCCCGGCCCCCACGGCGGCGACCTCGCCCCGTCCAGCGCCGATTTACACACAGGGAGTTTTTGAATGAAGATGAAGAGTGCGACGGCCCGGAACGACCGGCTTTTGCAGTTGAAGGAACTCGCAAAAGTGCTGGCGGGCAGTATCGACAGCTGCAACGACCCCAAGGCGCTGCCGCCGCTGGCCAAACAGTACCGGGAGACCATCCGGGAAATTGAAGAAATCGAGGGAGCAAATAACCATGGCGACGAAGTCAGCGACATCCTTGGCGAGCGCGCCGCTGATGGGAAGCCAGGAGCCGTCCGAAAGGATCGCGCCTGAGTACCAGCGGTCGGACGGGCTAGACGCTGCCAAGCTGGTGCGGGTGGGCGGTACCGTGCTGGACCCCTGGCAGGGTGACGTACTGGACGACTGGATGGGGTTTACCCCGGCGGGCAAGTGGGCCGCACCCACGGCGGGCGGCAGCGTACCGCGCCAGAACGGCAAAAGCCTGCTGATCCAGGCCCGGAGCGAGGCCGGAATGCTGCTGTACAACGAGCAGGTCATCTACACCGCCCACCTGCAGAAAACCGCCACCGAGACCTTTGAAGAAATGCGGGATTTTTTCGAGGGCGCCAAGCTGCGGCGCTATGTAGCCGAGATCAAGACAGCCATCGGGCGCGAACAGATCATTCTGAAAAGCGGCGCGCGCATCAAGTTCCTGGCCCGTACCCGCAACGGCGGCCGCGGCCAGCATGGTGACCTGCTGATCTTTGACGAGGCCCAGGAACTGGACGCGAACCAGCAGGCATCCTTTCTGCCGGCCATCTCGGCCAGCCTGAACCCGCAGACGCTGTACCTGGGCACCCCGCCCGATGAGACTGCCGTGGGTACGGTGTTCCGGGGCATCCGCATCAAGGCACTGGAAGGCGAGAGCCGCAAGACCGCCTGGTTTGAGTTTTCTGTACCCGAAATCGGGGACGTACACGATAAATGCCGCTGGGCAGCGACTAACCCGGCGCTGGGGCGGCGCATCCAGCTGACCACCATTGAGGGCGAGGTGGAACAGATGGACCCCGACACCTTCGCCCGGGAACGCCTGGGCTGGTGGAGCCCGGTAACAGCTGAACAGCTGGACTACGCCCTGAACAAAGCCGCTTGGGAGCAGTGCGGCAGCGACGAGATGAAACCCGAGGGCAAGACCGCCTACGGGGTAAAGTTTGCCGCCGATGGTTCTGCCGTCTGCCTGTGTGGTGCAGTCATCCCGAAAGAGGGACCTGCCCGCGTCTCGCTGATCGAGATGCGGCCCTCGGGGCAGGGGTACGGCTGGCTGGCCGACTGGCTGAATGTCCGCTACGACCGCGCCAGCTGTGTGGTCATTGACGGCCGCAACGGCGTGGACGTGCTGGTGGAGCGCATCCGCCCCATCTGGAAAGCGAAAAATTCCGTCATCCGCCCCGGCACGAAAGATGTGATCGCGGCGGTGGGCGGTTTTACCAACAGCGTGAACGAGCACAGCCTGACCTGGTATCGCCCCCAGACGGTGCTGAACGAGAGCGCGGTGACCGCCATCAAGCGGCCCATCGGCGGCGGGTACGGCTTTGGCGGCGACAACAGCCTGCCGGTGGAAGCCTGTGCCCTGGCCCTTTGGGGCGCAAAAACCTGCAAACGAGACCCGACACGCAAGATGCGCATCGGGTAAAAGGAGCGAAGATGACCGACCTGCATTTTGGCAGCATCACGGGGCTGACCGTGGACGAGGAAAAGCAGCTGCACGCGCTGGCCGAGGTGTTCAACTACCACCAGCCCTACAATGACACCAAAGACAAATACTACGAGGGGCACATCACCCTGAGCGATGTAAACATCGGCATTGCGCTGCCCGACGGCATCAAAAAGCTGGAGGTCGGCTGCAACTGGGGCCAGAAAACCGTGGATGTGCTGGCTGCGCGCAGCATGTTTGACGGTTTTGTAGGCAAAAACACCGAAGCCCTGACCCAGCTGGTGGCCGATAACCGGCTGATTGCTGAATACAGCAAGGCCTGCCGGGATGAGTTGAAATACGGCTGCGTGTTCGCCACGCTGTACGCCGACGATGCCATCGGCTGCCGCATCCGGTTCCACAGCCCCGCCACAGCGGCGGCTTTGTGGAGCGGCGAAAAAGGGCGCATCGACTGCGGGCTTGCCATCATTGACACCGTGCCGGATGAGCAATTTGAGGGGCGCTGGGTGCCGCACCTGGTCAACCTGTACACCGACGACGCCGTTATTGTGCTGGAACGCGTGCAGGGCCAATGGACGGCCACACGCCACGCCAACCGCATGGGGCGCCCGCTGATGGAGCCGCTGATCTGGAACGCCACCAGCGACAAACCCTTTGGCCGCTCCCGGCTGAAAAAGGCCATCCGCGCACTGATCGATGATTATGTCCGCATTGTTGCGAACGCCACCGTGGCGCTGGAGTTCGACACCACGCCCCAGAAATATCTGCTGGGCGTGACCGATGAGCAGTACGATACCATCATGAACGACAAGTTCAAAACCTATGTGGGCAGCCTGCTGACCGCTACCAGCAACCCAGAGACCGGAGAAAACCCGCTGTTTGGCCAGCTGGCCCAGGGCAGCCTGGCACCCCATGTGGAAAAAATGCGGATGACCGCCACCCAGTTTGCCGCCGCCACCGGCCTGACCGTGACCGATGTGGGCGTGATCAATGATGCCAACCCCACCAGCAGTGATGCGATCCTGGCCCAGAGCCAGACCCTGGTGCTGATGGCCCAGCAGTTGAACACCGGCAACGGCGATGCGCTGCGCACCATTGCCCGGATGGCCCAGGCCATTGCCCGCAGCGTGACGCTGGATGAATTGACCGAGGAGGAGCGGGACGTTATAGCCCACTTCAAGAACCCGGCGATGCCCAGCGTAGCCGTGACCGCCGATGCGGCCATCAAGATTGCCACGGCCCGGCAGGAGTTTGCCAGCACCGACACCTTTTTGGAGATGATCGGTTTTGACCAGGCGGACATTTTGCGCATCAAGGCCCAGGAGCAGCGGGTGCGGGGGCAGAAAACACTGTTAGAGGTGGAAAATGAGGATAACGGCGACGGCCTGGGCGGCGTACACCCAGCAGCTGGCGAAGCTGAATAAAAAAGCCGGGCAGCTGATGGCTGACTACATAGCCGCCCACGGCACCGGGGACACTGATGCATTGATCGCCTACGCCCACGCGCTGGTGACAAAGTACGGCGAGGGCAGCGCCGAGCTGGCCTGCCAGATGTATGATGCCCTGGCCGCTGCGGCCAAAGCCGGGGTGCCTGCCGCCGAGCCTGCCCAGCCGGCCAGCTACGGCGAGATAGCCAGGATGGTGCAGGCCACCAAGGCCAGCCCGCCCCAGATGCAGCGCGGGGTCAGCCGCCTGGTCAAACGCGCCGGAGCCGACACGACCTTAAAAAACGCCCTGCGGGACGGGGCCGAGTTTGCCTGGGTGCCCCAGGGTGACACCTGCGCTTTTTGCCTGACACTGGCAAGCCGCGGCTGGCAGAAAGCCAGCCAGGCAGCCATCAAGGGCGGGCACGCCGAGCACATCCACGCCAATTGCGACTGCGAGTACGCGATACGGTTTGACGGGCGCAGCACCGTGGCCGGGTACGATCCGGACAAGTACCTGCGCCAGTACCGTGCCGCCGGCAGCGATGTGAATGCCCTGCGCCGGGTAAACTACGCCAAGAACCGGGAGCGCATCAACGCCCAGAAAAGGGCAGCGTATGCTCTGCGGCAGAAGAACCGCGGGCAGAAAGTTGCCATTACAGACATTGCCATACAAAAAGTGCCGTTGGTGGCCCCGAATGGGGCAGATCACCAGACGGCATTTTTTATACAGGAAACCCACAAGGAGCTGCTGCGGTTTGCCCAGAAGCAGAACGACAGCAACGAGGTTGCCTGCCTGCTGGACCTGACGACCGGCGAAAAGCTGGACTTTGTAAAGGGCGACCAGATCTCGGTAGACATTGAGGGGGATGCCGCTTCCTACCATTGGCTGCGCCATTCTCCAGAAAAAAGTCTTATGCTTTGTCATAATCATCCTGGGCAAAGTTATTTTTCTGATAGTGACCTTGTTCTTTTCCTTGAACACGGAGCCATCGGAACCTTATCTATCGTTACGAACCAAGGGAAAGTCTGGACTATCTCTAAGACTCAAGGTTACAACTTCAAGACGGCATTTTCTGAATTTAAAAAATGTATTCTAGCCAGCAATGGAAACCACGATAACGCAATTGACAGCTTCTTGAAAAATGGTTATAATTATGGCGTTGAGAGGAGATGATTGCATGCTGGATGGCAAGCCGATGACACAGGCGGAATTACTGGCCTGGTTCGACGAGATGGAAAAGAATGGCCCTGTCCCTGCAGGTCAATCTGATTCCGAAATTGAAAAATCTTGGCAAGCGTACAAGAAAGCTCACAATATTCAGTAAATTTTAACCACGATGCAAAACGCACCGTGGTTTTTTTATGCCTGTTTCTGGCTGCATGAGGCCGGGGCGGGCGTTTTTTATACCCAAAATTGCCCGGCATGGCGTAAAACTGCACAGCCAAGGCGGATGCGACCCGCGTAAACAAAGCGCAGGCGGAAAGGAACCCTTATGAAACGCGAAGAAGTCAAGAACAAGATCCCCGGCATTACCGATGAACAGCTGGACTGGCTGATGGGCGAAAACGGCAGGGACGTCACCGCCGAAAAGACCAAGGCCGCCAGCCTGCAAGGCCAGGTGGATGACCTGACCAAGCAGCTGAACACCGCCAAAGACGGCCTGAAAGCCTTTGAGGGGGTGGACGTGGCCGACCTGAAAGGGCAGATCACCAAGCTGCAGGGCCAGCTGACCGACCAGGCCGACAGCTTTGCCTTTGATGCCGCCCTGGACGGTGCCATCCGCGATGCACGCGGCCGCGATGTAAAGGCCATCCGCGGGATGCTGGATGTGGCGGCGCTGAAAGCCAGCAAGGACCGCACCAGCGACATCAAGACCGCGCTGGATGCCCTGGTGAAAGACAAGGCCTGGGCCTTTGATGCCGCCCCCGGCGGCTACCCCAACGTGAAAGACGGCGGCGAGGCCGCCGCCCGCGGCAAGGGCGGCATGGTGGACGGCGTGGAGGCTGCTTTCGCGTCGATGAATCCGAACTTGAAAGTGTAAGTTTTACAGAAAGGAGCCAATTATGGCACATGCAAATCAGGAACGCTGGAGCAAGCTGGTGGACGCTAAGCTGCGCAACCAGCTTGTGACCCGTGACAACTACATCTTTAACAACCGCTACGAGGGCGACCCCAAGGCGGGCAAGGTCAAGATCCCGGTGCGTGATACCGAGGTCTCTGTCAAGGACTACAACAAGGCCACCGGCATCGACCCCGAGGCCGGTACCACTACCTACCTGGAGCTGAACATCGACCAGGATGAGGCCGTGAACGAGCTGATCGACGGCTTTGATGCCGCCAGTGTGCCCGATGGCATTGTGGCCGACCGCCTGGACAGCGCCGGTTACAGCCTGGGCCTGTCCATCGACAAGAAGTCCATCGAGGCTTTGCAGGCCGCCAGCGGCGCCACCATCAGCGCCACCAAGACCGCCGCTACCGAGGCCAACGCCTACAAGCTGGCGCTGGAGGCCAAGCGCGTGCTGAGCCGCAAGGGCGTACCCGCCGATGGCCGCTTTATGATCGTCTCGCCCGAGTACCTGGAAGTGCTGATGCTGGATGAGCATTTCATCAAGCGCGGCGACCTGTCCCAGGAGATGGTGCAGGCGGGCGTGGCCGGTAAGATCGCGGGCTTCAACGTGTTTGAATCCAACAACATGGATTACGAGAACACCACCCGCGTGGCCAGCAAGAAGACCACCACCGAGTTCATCTGCGGTCACCCGAACTGGTGCCACCGCGTGATGGAGTGGCAGGTTCCCGTCCACCTGCAGGATCTGGCCGGCAGCGGCAAGTACATCGGTGCAAGCGCCGTGCAGGGCCGCAAGGTCTACGGCATCAAGGTCTCCAAGCCGCAGACCCTGTACATCAAGCGCACCGAGGCCTGATAAGGAGGGCACCCCATGGGATACGCCATTGTGGAGGAAGTTGAGGTCGGATTCCGCACACTGACCCAGGAGGAACGGGAGCGGACGGCCGCCCTGCTGGAGGAAGCTGCCCTGGTGATCGATGCCTACGGCAAGGATGCTGACCCTGATGTAAAGCGGCTGGTCTCCTGCCGGATGGTGCGCCGCCTGCTGGGTGACGGCACCGGCGGCGAGACCCCGCTGTACCCCATGGGCGCTACCCAGGGGTCCGCTACAGCGCTGGGCTATACCCAGAGCTGGACCATGGGCAGCAGCGGCAGCGCCGGGGAGCTGTACCTCTCTAAGCTGGAAAAAAAGCTTCTGGGTGCGGGCAACCGCATCGGCGCGGCCAGCCCGGTGGAGGGGCTTTGCGATGCTGCGGGGGATTGATGTGGTGCTGTACGAGAAGCACAAGACCGGCGAGGATGCTTTCCATGCGCCGGTGTATGAAGAAACGCCCGTGACCGTGCACAATGTGCTGGTTGGTGCCCCGGACACCGCTGCCATCGTGAACGAACTGACCCTGACGGGCAGGCGGCTGGCCTACACGCTGGCCCTGCCAAAAGGGGATAGCCATGATTGGCACAACGTGACCGTGGAGTTTTTCGGGCAGAAGTTCCGCACCTACGGGGATGTGGTACAAGGCATTGAAAGCCTTGTACCGCTGGCATGGAACAAACAGGTAAAGGTGGAACGGTATGGCTAAGGTTGCAAAAATCAAGCTGAACAGCGCCGGGGTGCGGCGGCTTTTGAAAAGCAAGGAGATGCAGGCCATCTGCACCGAGCATGCCGAGGAGATTGCCGCCCGCTGCGGGGAAGGCTACGCTGTGGACAGCATGCAGAAAGAGACCCGCGCCATTGCCACCGTGTATCCCCAGACTGCTGAGGCCCGCCGCGACAACTACCGCAACAACACCATAGAAAAGGCTTTGCGATGATCGAAACGACTGTTTTGGATTATCTGCGCGACCGGCTGGGTGTTCCTGTGACGATGGAAGTGCCGGAGGGAGCCTCCGGCACTTTTGTCGTATTGGAGAAAACCGGCAGCAGCAGGCAGAATTACATCCGCCGCGCCACTTTGGCCGTACAGAGTTATGCGCCAACGTTGTTATTGGCAGCACAATTGGACGATGCCGTGATCGAAGCCATGCTGGCTTTGCCCACGCTTGACCAGGTGGGGGCCTGCAAGCTGGAGCGCGATTACAATTTTACCGATACCGAAACCAAAAAATACCGCTACCAGGCGGTGTTTGCGGTGACTTATTACGAATAACCGCGTGTCCACACTGGACACGGGAAAGGAGCCTGTAATGGCAGACACCAAAAATGTAACCACCAGTAAGCCCAAGATCGGCGGCGCGGTGTACCGTGCGCCTGTTGGCACTACGCTGCCCACCGATGCCACCACCGCTTTGAATGAAGCATTTGTGGGCCTGGGCTATATCAGCGAGGACGGCCTGACCAACGCGAACAGCCCGGACGGTGACAAGATCAAGGCCTGGGGCGGCGATACCGTGTATACCTACCAGAAAGAGAAGGACGACACTTTCCAGTTCAAGCTGCTGGAAGCACTGAACCCCGATGTGCTGAAAACCGTATACGGTGATGACAACGTGACCGGCACCGTCCAGGCCGGGCTGACCGTTAAGGCCAACAGCAGCGCTGCCGAGGACAAGGCCTGGGTGGTGGAGCTGATCCTGAACGGCGTGCTGAAGCGCGTGGTCGTGCCCAAGGCCAAGATCACCGAGATGGACGATATCGTCTACGCCGATGAGGAAGCGCTGGGGTATGACATTACCATCACCGCCACGCCGGACAAGGACGGCAACACCCACTACGAGTACATCAAGGAGAAAACGGCATGATCACCGGCAAGACAAAAAGCGGCTTTGTTTACGCCATCCCGGAAAAGCGCATCCACAACATGGAACTGCTGGACGCGCTGGTGGAAGTGGAGCGCGGCAGCGATGCCGGTTTGAGCGATGCGCTTAACCTGCTGCTGGGCAAAGACCTGAAGAAAAAGCTGTACGACCTCCACCGCGATGAGGACGGCATTGTCGATGGCGAGGCTGTCGCCAACGACTTTGTGCAGATCCTGCTGGATTACAAAGCGGGAAAAAACTCCTGACCCTGGCCCGGATGGCAGCGCTGGCCCCGGACGAGCTGGTGTGCGACATGGCGGAAACCTACCATGTACTGGACTGGCGCGCCCTGGGGCTGCCGCTGGCGGCCACCCTGGCCGGGGGCCTGCGGGAGACAAGCCGCACCTGCATGGCGCTGAACCATGCCCCGATAACGACCGACACGCTGCTGCTGGGCGCGATGGCTGACAGTTTGCAGCTGCTGGTGTGGAGCAAGACCGAAGACGCCCAGCATGGCCGCAACCGCCCTGCCCCGGTGCTGGATACCCTGTTGGGCACGGCCCGCCGCCGCAAGGTGACCGGCTTTGCCACGGCTGCCGAGTTTGAAGCGGCCAAAGCAGAAATTTTGAAGGGAGGCTGATGCCATGGCAAGCAAAACCGAACTGGCGAAAGCCTATGTTGAGATCATCCCCTCGGCCACCGGCATCGGCGGCAAGATCAGTGAAGCGCTGGGCGGGGAAGTAACCGCTGCGGGTGCTACTGCCGGGCAGAGCCTGGGCAAGAGCCTGATCGGCGCAGTGGGCAAGATCCTTGCGGCGGCGGGCATCGGCAAGATGCTGCAGGCCGCCTTTACCGAGGGCAGCGCCTTTGAGACGGAGGTTGCCAAGGTGGGAACCATTGCCGATACCACCAAAGTACCCATTGGGGAGCTGAAAGAGCAGATCACTGACCTTTCCGGCACGATGGGCATTGCAGCGGGCGATCTGGCCGAGGCGACCTACCAGGCTATCAGTGCCGGGCAAGATACCGGCGATGCCGTGGCCTTTGCGGGGCAGGCGGCTAAGCTGGCCGCTGCGGGCTTTACCAGCAGTTCCTCGGCGGTCGACATCCTGACCACGGCGTTGAACGCCTACGGCCTGGGTGCCGACAAAGCGACCCATGTTTCGGACGTGCTGCTGACCACCCAGAACCTGGGCAAAACCAGCGTGGACGAGCTATCGGCCAGCATGGGCCGGGTCATCCCGCTGGCGGCAGCCTACAAGGTGAACGTGGAAAACCTGTCCAGCGGCCTGGCCATTATGACGGCCAACGGTATTGCTACCGCCGAGGCCACCACCTATACCAAGTCTATGCTGAACGAGCTGGGCGACACCGGCTCGACCGTGGGCAAGATCCTGCAGAAAGAGACCGGCCAGGGCTTTGCTGAACTGATGGATAGCGGCCAGAGCCTGGGCGATGTGCTGCAGGTGCTGTATGACAGCGTGGGCGGCGATGCCACCAAGTTTGCGGCGCTGTGGTCCAGCGTGGAAGCCGGTACGGGTGCACTCTCGCTGGCGAACTCCGGCGCGGAGAAGTTCAACGATGTACTGGGCCAGATGGTGGACAGCAGCGGTGCGACCGAGACTGCTTACACCACCATGACCGACACGATGGCCCACCGGATGGAGAGCCTGAAAACCAACGCTGCCAACCTGGGCATTGCGCTGTTTGATTCGGTCAGCGGCAAGCTGGGCGCAGCTGTGAGCCTGGCCAGCGGCTACCTGCAGACCCTTACGGATGGCTTTACCAGCGGCGGCTTTGCCGGTCTGGCCGAGGGGCTTGGCAGCATTTTCACCGACCTGACCACCAACGTAGGGCCGCAGCTGCTGCAAAGCGGCATCGACCTGATGACCCAGCTGGGGCAAGGAATGGTTACGGGCATCCCGCAATTGCTGGCACAGGCGCTGCCCATTGCGGCCGACCTGGCCAGCAACCTGCGGGCCAATGCAGGCCAGCTGGTAGACACCGGCATCCAGTTCATCTTGAACATGGCGCAGGGGCTTATCAACGGCCTGCCGACCATGATCACCTACATACCGGGCATCATATCCGACATTGCGGGCATTGTGAACGACAACGCGCCCAAGCTGCTGGAAGCGGGGGTAAAGCTGATCATCATGCTGGGGCAGGGCCTGATCCAGGCTGTGCCCACGCTGGTGGCGAACATTCCGCAAATTTTGCTGGCGGTTGCCAATGTCATTACCGCCTTTAACTGGATCGAACTGGGCGGCAACGTCATCAAGCTGCTGGGCAGCGGCATCCAGGGCATGGGCGGCGCACTGAAATCCGGCTTCACCTCGGTAATGCAGGGCGGCATCAGCTACATCAAGAGCCTGCCCGCTAAGTTTATCGGCTGGGGCAAGGATATGATCATGGGGCTGGTCAAGGGCATTACCGGCTCCATCGGGGCTGTAGTCGGGGCCGTGAAAAATGTAGCCTCGGCGATTGCCTCCTACATGCACTTTTCCCGCCCGGACATCGGCCCACTGCGTATGTATGAGCAGTGGATGCCTGATTTTATGGCCGGGCTTTCCCGCGGCATTACCGACAACCTGTGGATGGTTGAGGATGCGGCGGAGAGGCTTTCGGGCGCGACGGCCGAGCCGATGCAGGTAGCTGTGGCCGGTACACTGCGCAGCAACAACCGCTTTGGCAACACTGCCGATACCTGGCAGCCGGGCGGTATGACCGTAAACCTGAACAACGAGTTCCACACTCACGACAGCCTGTCCGAATCGGAACTGACGCGGGAGGCGGAATCCATGGCCCAGCGTTTGAAATGGGCTATCCCGTAAGGAGGTGCGCATGGCAAGGACCGTGCCTGTATATGCTTTTCAGGCGGCGGACGGCAGCACCATCCGCTTTGCCGTGGACAGCGATCTCTGGATCACGAACCTGACCGGCGATGACGGCCTGGACGTAGAAATGACCGAGCAGCAATCCACCGGGCAGACCGGCAAGACCATCACGGGGCAATCCGTAGGCAGCCGCAGCCTGACCGTGACCGGCAGCATCCTGCGGGACCTGGATGCCAACGAGGCGCTGCTGAAGCGGCTTATCCGCCCCAAAGAGGTCGCCCGCTGGCTGAAAACCGTGGGCGATACCACCTGGTATCTGGATGTGCTGCCCGCCCATACCCCGGATGTGAGCGGCGGGGAACACCTTTTGAACTTTCAGTTTAAACTGAAAGCAGCGTACCCCTACTGGCGCACCGTGGAAACGGCAGCCACCATGCTGGGCGGCCTGGAGGGCAGCTGGTTCCCGACCCCTGTCTCGACCGCCGGCAGCTGGTACATCAGCAAATACAAAAAAGATGTGTACACTACCGTGGTGAACAGCGGCAGCACCGAGACCGAGTTTGTGCTGACCCTGACCGCTGCGGCCCGCGTGAAGAATCCGATGCTGTGGCACAACGGCAAGCGCAGCTACCTGAAACTGAACAAGGAAATGCTGCCCGGTGAATCGGCCATCATCTCCACGGTGGATGGTTCCCGTGGCTGCACCTACCGACAGAGCGATGGTACTGATGTGAACGGGTTCCGTTGGCTGGACTACGACAGCGACCTGTGGATGACGCTGGACCCCGGCGACAACGTGCTGCGCCTGACGGCCGACGAGGGCCGCGAAAACCTGACCGCCACAGTGACGGCACCTAAGGGGGTGGCGGCCGGTGTCTGACGCTTTACGCCTGTATGTATACCAGAACGGGGAGCGCATGGGCATGGTGGACAGTGCCAACAGCCTGCAGTGGGCCCCGGCCTTTGCCGATGTAGGCGAGATCAAGCTGGTGTGCGGCGCTACCGCCACCAACCGCGCCATGCTGGTGCAGGGAGCCGTGCTTTACAACCCGGACACCCCCGGCCTGGCCGCGCTGATCGTAGCCACGGAACTGGACAGCGATGCCCGCAAGCTGACCGTGCGGGGCAAGTTTACCCTGCAGCGGTTCGCCCAGCGGATAGCCAAGGGCAAGACCACCGTGACCGATGCAGCCGCAGGGCTGCTGGACCTGTGCCGTGCCAACCTGCGCGAGCTGGAAGTGGCCTTGCCGGATGCCGCTGATTTTACTGTCCCCTGTGAGGCAGTGGACCTGGAATGGGTGACCTGCCTGGATGCCATGACCCAGCTGGCCGAGACCGGCGGGTTTGGCCTGCGCTGTGCCTTTGACCCGGCCACCGGCAGCGAAACGCTGGAACTTTTGCAGGGCAAGGACCGCAGCGCACCGGGGAGCGATTTGTACATGGGCTACTTTTCGACCCGGATGCAGAACCTTTCCAGCCCAACCTATACCGAGGATGCCAGCGACTACGCCAATGTGGTGCTGTGCGGCGGCGAGGAACCCAGCGAGGGGGACAGCTTTACCCGGTATTTTTGCGAGGTAGGAGACATCACAGCCATCGGCAATGCCCGGCACGAGCTGTGGGTGGACGGCAGCAGCGTAAAGCACAAATACACCGTGCAGAACGCGGACGGCAGCACCACCGAGAAAACCTACACCGAAACCGAATACCAGACCGCCGTGCAGAACTATGCCCGCGCAGCTCTGGCCAATCACCTGGGGACCCGGCAGCTGAAATGCACCGCCGCCGACAGCCAGATGATCTACGGTCAGGACTACGCCCTGGGCGATATTGTGCCGGTGCGGGTGGAGGAGATTGGCCTGGAAGCCACCGCGCGGGTGGCCAGCATCAAGATCATCTACGAAAGCACCGGGCGCAGCCTTTGCCCTGTGTTTGACAACTTTACCTTTAAAAAGGAGTGATGTGCTTTGACCGAGCTTATCTGCTGGCCGCTGGACAATAAGCAGTATACCAGCGTGGCGCTGGGCGCAGCCTATGCGGCCCGCAGCCGCGGCGTGCTGAACGCCGACAGCTTTGCCGCCAAAACCAACGGCAACAATACGGTCACTGTAGGCAAGGGCGTGGGCTGCATCCACGTGAGTGATCAGTGGGCGGCGTTCCCGTTCAGCCAGGGCGATGTGACCCTGACCTTTGAGGATGCCGACGGCGTGAATCCCCGTTGGGATGCCATTGCCCTGGTGTACGACAAAAACGCCAACACCGCAGGTCTGGAAGTGCGCAAGGGTACGGCCTCGGCCAGCCCCACGCTGCCCAGCCTGCGGCGCAGTGACGACTATGACGAGATCTTCCTGTACCGGGTGACCCGGCCAACCGGCGCTACTAAGATCAGCGCCGACAACGTGGTAGACCTGCGGCTGGATGGCAGCGTCTGCGGCCTGATGCGGGATACCATCGACGCGGTAGACACCAGCGTGATGGAAGCCGCCTTTGAAGCGTTTTTGCAGAAAATCGAAGCCGAACTGAACCAGCTGAATGCCGGAACCTCGGCCATGATGCGAGCGACCTATGACCCGCAGGGGCGGCAGACCGATATTTTCAAGGCGATCGACAAGGTCTCCAACATCTACTATGCCAGGCTTACGCTGAACGGGTGGACGGCTTGCAGCAGCGCCGACCAGGCCAAAGGCCTACTGTACCAGCAGACGGCTACGCTGACCTGCGCGAACAGCCATGCGCCGGTGGTGACGGCTGCCAGCGAGTTTTTGTCCGGCATCGGCTACGATAAGACCGGGGTGCCCGCTACCGATGATGTGCTGAATGAAGTGCAGGACATCATCAACGACGGCGTGACGGTCACGGCGTACAATTCGGTGCTGGTTAAGGTAAAAGAAAAGCCTACCGCCGAGATCCGGGCGCGGTGGGTTATTCAAAGTTGATGGAGGTTTAGCATGAAACATTCGTTCGTACGTAGTTTTACCCCCCCCCCCGTAAGAAATCTGCGGCATGTGCTGCGCGGGGGTACTGCTGATGGGTGTAGCACCGAGGATTCCGGGAGGCGGTGGCAAGTTCAAAAAGACCTTTGAGAATCTTGCCGATGCCGAGAAAATCCTGCTTTGGACAAATGGCAACCATACATCTGAATATGGCAGCGGAACAGCCGATACTGGCACCCAGCTTTATGCCGCTTATTGTATTACCGTCAAAGCATACACGTCTGTTTCCCCGCAGTATGTAATGGAAAATATCGTAGTGCGCGGTGCAAGATGTTGCGTAACAGCAAATGACAGAAGCATTAACCGTATGGTGACATTTGACGGCGCAAACATCACGATCGGAACGCCTTTTTCCGGTGACACAACACACTGGGAAAGTACCATCCCGTATCAGATTTTCGGTATCAAAGGCACTGAAATTAAATAACATTTTCGCAAAATGAAGAAAGGGTGATTTTATGGGTACATCCCCTAGGATTCCGGGCGGTAAAAAATTGCAGCTGCTTACGACCGTTACATTTACACCTATTAACGGCAGCAGTGCCGCCACAAGCTCGTTTCAGACGTATGACCTTTCAGAGTTTAATGTGGCAGGAAAAAAGGCGGAGGACTTTTTCGTTCGTATTTCCGGTTTTACTTCCAGCCCTGCCGAAAAGCAAAGCCGTAGTTTCACGAATTTGGAAATTACCGGTTTTTCCAACTCGGTTTTAACCCTGAAGGGGACATATACACAGTATGACTTCCATGCCAACAGTCTGTCCTTAACTGTAGAAATTTACGTCTACAAATAACGAGGTACAAAATGAAAATCTACGATGAAATCACCAACGAGGAACTGACCTCTCCCGACCTGTCAGCGGGTTATCTCTACACCGCCCGGCGGGTTGCCGAGCATGTGCCGGAGAGCCGGGAAGTGATGCAGGGCACTGTCACCGAGGACGACCCCAAAGGCCTTGAGCACATCATCTCCGGCTACGATGTGTACGAGGACTGCCAGTTCTACCACGCTTACACGGCAGAGGAACTGGCCGAGCGGGAAAAACCCACGCTGCAGGAACAGGTGGACGCCAACGCGGCGGCCATTTTGGAGCTGGCCCAGATGCTGGCCGGAGGTGAATGATATGGTACAGTTTTATATCTGCTGCATCAAGCGCGGGCTGATTACGCTGGACAAAGTGCCGGAGAAATGGCGTGAGGCCGTAAGGGCAGAGATGGAGGGAGCATGATGGTATGCACCGGGTACTACTGTACGGATGCGGACAAGTTGTATCTGGCCCTGCAGGACGGCGCAGCACCTGCACTGGATGATACCGATTGGTTTGAGGTGGTGAGTTGATGTATCGCGGTACAACCCCAACTTTTACTTTTACGCTGCCCATTGAGTGTGAGACCATTACCAAGCTGTCGGTAGCGTTCAAACAGGGCGGCAAGCTGCTGTTTGAGCGCGGCCTGCCGGACGTGACGATGTCCGGCAAGGTGCTTTCCTGCACATTGACCGAGGAGGAAACGCTGCAGCTTCGCGGGGACACGGAACTGCAAATTCAGCTGCGCGTTGGCGTTGGATCTGCCCGCATGGCCTCGCAAGTGTTCCGTGTGCCGGTCAGCCAGATTCTGAAAGATGGTGTGCTTACATGACGTTAGACGTACAGTTTGCCGCACCCTCCGCCTTTGTGGTGGAGTTTGGCACCGATGCCGATCTGGCCGCCGACCTGGGGCAGACCACCATTTTATCCACCGTGCCGCAGTACAAGGGCGAGACCACCGTGACCCCGCGCATCTACGAGGAGACCCGCCTGGAAACCAAAGACAAGCTGATGCCGGACGATGTGACCGTGCGAAAGATTCCCCGGTACGAGGTCTCCAACGATTGCGGCGGCGTGACCCTGATTATGGGAGATGAGTATTTCAATGGCTAACCAATATGTAAACAAAGTCATCATCGGCAAAGAGGTCAAGCTCGACCTGACCGCCGACAGCGTGACCCCGGACAAGCTGGCCAAGGGCATTACCGCCCACGATAAGACCGGCGCACCCATCACCGGCACCAGCACTAAGGATGTGGATTCCACGGACGCTACGGTTGCTGTGGCTGAGATGCTGGAGGGCAAGACCGCCTACGCCCGCGGTGCCAAGCTGACCGGCACGATGCCCAACAACGGGGCCGTAGCCGGGAAAATCACCCAAAAGGACGGCAAGTACACCATCCCCATGGGCTTCCACGATGGCAGCGGCAGCGCCGCCATCGATGAGACCGAGCAGGCCAAGCTGGTGCCTGCCAACATCCGCGAGGGTGTCATCATCCTGGGCGTGGAGGGCTCCATGTCCTCCTCCGAGGGCATGAAGCCCCAGGCCAAGAGCGTGACCCCGACCTTTGAGCAGCAGACCGTCCTGCCCGACAGCGACTACAACTGCCTGTCACAGGTCACGGTGGCGGCCATCCCGACCAACTACGTGGACAACGCCGCCGGCGGCCAGACCCTGACGGTGGGAGGCTAACCATGGCGGTGAACAAGGTGGTGCTGGGCAGTGAGACCCTGCTGGATCTGACCGGGGACACCGTGACCAAGGGCACCCTGCTGGCCGGGCGGAGCGCCCACAATGCGGCCGGGGAACAGATCGAGGGCGAATATACGCCCCCGGATGTGTTCACCGGGGCCAGTGCCGAGGCCGCGGGCACATCCGGCCTGGTTCCGCCACCCGCTGCCGGGGACGAAAAGAAGTACCTGTGCGGCGATGGCAGCTGGGCCACACCCGAAGCGCAGACAACGATTAAAATTTGCAGGTGGTGAGAATATGCCCGTTTACTTAGGCGACAAGAAAGTCAGTATTTTTGCGGGGGCTGGCGCTGCCAAGCTGCAGAAAAAGACGGTCACGCCGACCGAGAGCCAGCAAACCGTGACCCCAGACACCGGCTACGATGGCATGAGCCAGGTCACGGTGGAAGCCGTGCCCGCGGGGTACATTGGCAGCGGTGTCACCAAAAAGGCGGCGGCGACCTATACCCCGAAAAGCACCGACCAGGTCATTGCAGCTGGGCAGTATTTGTCCGGGGCGCAAACCATTAAAGGCGATGCCAACCTCGTTGGCGGCAATATTCTGGCAGGCAAGTCCATCTTTGGGGTGGCGGGGACCGTTGTCATCCAGAAATACTACATCGGTAGTTCCGAGCCCAGTTCTTCGACCGGCAGCAATGGCGATTTGTATTTGCAGACTGGGGGCTAATGTATGGCAAGTGTAACATTGGTTCCTGCAGGATATGATGGTCAGCGCTCATCGTATATTTCTGTAGACACGTCTTATCCGCTTTCAAATGGCCTTACCAGCGCAAGTAGTGACACCTTTGCGGTGCTAAACCTGAACAAAGGTGGCGGCGCGGTTTCTAAACTGGCAGTCAAATTTGATGTGTCAAAGATTCCGTCTGATGCCAAGATCAATTCTATCTCTTGTAAGATAAAGGCCAGAATTTCGAATGCGTCACCGTATATTTTGAGCGGTGTTGCGCAGTTGTATTGCGGCACGGCCGGGTTGAGCGGCGAAATTGAGTTGGGAACATCCCCAGTGGCTCAGACTTTTAACGATACCGGCTGGTGGGATCGTGAGAGCCTGAACGAGCTTATCTTGCTGATTACCTGTACACGCGGCTCGCTATCCGCAAACAACAGCCATACTTTGCGTTTTTACGGTGCTGATCTGACTGTAGACTACACTGGCGGCGGATCTTCTGGCCCTGTGCTGAGCACTAAGGTAAATGGCAGCTGGGTGAATGTATCAAAAGTATATAAAAAGGTTAATGGCCTATGGGTAGAGCAAAGCGACCTTGCGGGCTTGTTTGATACAAAGACTAACTATGTAAAGGGGTGAGTGAATGGCAAAAACAACCGTAACTATAGGTGAATTCATCTTGAACGTCCTGTCTGCCGAGCAGTTTGCAGCAGCGGTCAAGGCGGGCGAAATCGACCCCAACCAGATGTACCTTACCCCAGAAAAGCAGCTTGTGGTTGCCGTCAGCGAGGACGAGTACGAGGCTATGAAGGCCGCCGGCACCCTGGACGAGGACGTACTCTACGTCACGCCCGTGACCGAGCAGACCACCATCGCCGAGGCCACCGAGACCACCGCGGGCCTAATGCCGCCCAGCGCCGTGACAAAGCTGAAAGGCATCGATGAGGGCGCGAACAAGTACACTCACCCCACGCATACCGCCCGGGCCAGCGGCCTGTACAAAATCACCGTGGACAGCCTGGGGCACGTCATCGCTGTTTCTGCTGTGCAGAAAAGCGACATCACCAACCTGGGCATTCCGGATTCCGACACAACCTACGATCTGGCCTCGGACTACAGCAACGGCCTGATGAGCGCCGATCAATATACGAAACTAAAAGGTATTGCTTCCGGAGCCAACAAAACCACGGTCGATGCCGCACTGTCCAGCAGCAGCGCCAACCCGGTGCAGAACAAAGTCCTCTACGTTGCCCTGCCGTGGGAGTATTACGCCACCTTTTACGTGGACAGCTGGACGACCGCCTCCACGGATGAGCAAGCCCAGGGCTTTGCCTACAAGCAGACCGTGTACCCCGCGAAGAAGATCTCGGTCGCACCGACCCTGACCGCCAACAGCATGTTCTTGAGCCTCGGCTCGACCAACAAGACCAACGTATTTGCCACCGATGTGATCCTCGCCGATTCGATGGACAAGATCAACGCGGGCCTGGTCTACACCGGGTCCGGGACCATCACGGCGTTGGTAGAAGAAAAGCCCAGTTCGGACGTTGTCATGAACTGGTGGCTGAGAACATAAAAAAGGAGTTTTCAAATGAGATTATCGAATGGTGAAGTTTTACTTCGCTGGCCGCTGGATCAGCACATTTTGACCCAGGGCTGGCACTACAACAGCGGCCGCAGCCATAACGGCATCGACCTGCGCACCCAGATCGGCAACACCGCCGTGCGCCCGGTCTACGCGGCAGAGGACGGCACGGTGTCGGCCACCCAGCTGTGGGACGGCCACACCACCGACGAGCGCAGCATGCAGAGCTACGGCAACTACGTGGACATCCGCCACGCCGACTACAGGCAGCAGAGCCTTGTTACCCGGTACGCCCACCTGTTCAAGTTTATTGTTGCCAAGGGAGAAAAGGTCAAGGAGGGCCAGCTGATCGGCTACAGCGGTGCCACCGGCAACGTTTTTGGCGCGCACCTGCACTTCGAGGTGCTGCTGGGCGGCAAGCGCACCAACCCGCTGACCTGGCTGGATGATGACTTCACCACCGCCAGCAGCAGCGTCTACACCTACGGTCCCGGTGAGCATGCGGTCGAGCGCCCGGCCGAGGACAAGCCTGCCGCCTCCACGCTGCAGACCATCTGTGCCAGCAACCTGACCAACGCCCAGGCCATGGCGGTGTTCAGCCTTGCGATCCAGCTGCAGCTGGTGGCCATGCGGCTGTACTGGGCAGAATTCAGCGATGCTGAGATGGCGCATCAGAACATCATGGTCGGCCCCATCACCCAGGGCGATGCCAAGGCCGTGTTGGACAAGCTGTCCGCCGTAGGTGCCAAGGGCACCGCGCAGGCAGCGTGAACGAAAGGAGTAAACCATGAAAGACGACAACATTTTCCTGTGGGTCAAGGCGGTGATCGCCGCCGCCTGCGGTGCCTTTACCGCGGCATTCGGCTGGCTGGGCTGGCTGGTGGTGGCCTGGGCTGCCTGCATGGTGCTGGATTGGCTCTCTGGCAGCGCGGCGGCCGCCAGCAGGGGAGAGTGGGCCAGTTCCGTTGCCAGAGATGGCATCTGGCACAAAGCGGGCATGATTGTGGTAGTTTGTGTGGCCGCGCTGACCGATGCGGTGCTCAGCATCGCGGTCTCCAACCTGCCCGGCCTGGGCATTACGTACCAGAGCCTGATTTTGCCCGTGGTGCTGGTGTGGTACATTTTTACCGAGCTCGGCTCCATCGCCGAGAACGCCGCCCACATGGGTGCCGATGTCCCTGATGGCCTGCTGAAACTGCTGGCCGCCGGGAAGAAAGCCGCAGAACGGCAGACTAAGGACGACGAGGAATAAGAGAAGCGGCGGGCTACCCAATGGGCGGCCCGCCGCTTTTTTGGTGAATTTCATGGAGAAAACCGCACTCAAAAACGCACCAGCGTACCTATAAAGTGGACGCAAAAAGTGTATAGCACCCAGGTTGCACCAGAATAAATATACAACGTGAAACGCTATGAATCATCACGAAACAAAAGAAAAACCGCTAAGCTATGCAGCTTAACGGCTTTTGTTGGTGTATCACCAATATTCATTTTGGAGCGGGATACGAGTCTCGAACTCGCCACCTACTGCTTGGGAAGCAGTCACTCTACCGGATGAGCTAATCCCGCATCAGTGACTGTTATTATACCAAACTTGGGCGGCGTTGTCAATGCTGGTTTTGCGGCGTCGCGGCGGCGCGGGACACCCAACGGGCAGGGGAGCGCCAGCCGGTTTACGGCGTGCGGCCTTACAGCGTCAGTTGTTCGGCGCTGTCGTCGGCGCGCAGGATGGCACCTGCGGCGGGCAGCGTGCGCACGCGGTAACGGTGGGCCTCGCCCAGCTCCAGGCCGTCGGCCAGAGTGACGCGGGCGATCTTGGCGTTCTTTTTCAACGTTACAACGTTCACACCAGCACTGTCGCGAGTGGCCTTTTCGGGAATGAGGGCGCTGCCCGCCAGCAGTAGGCGGCCGTTGGTGGTGAAGATGGCCAGCTCGGTCTCAGCGGGCAGGTAGCGCATGCAGGCCAACTCTTCCTTATCACTGTAGGCTTTCAGCAGCTTGCGGCGGTTCTGCTTGGTCTCGTAGCTGGACAGCGGCACCTTGGCGCACTTGCCGTTTTGGAAGAAGAAGAGCATCCAACCCTTGTAGTCCGGCGTGACCACCATGTAGAGGGGCACTTCGCCCTCCTCCATGCCAAGGGACGATGCGACATAATCACCCAGCACGCTGGCTTTGCTGTCGCCGAAGTCGTAGGCGTGGGATTTGTACACCTGGTGGTGATTTGTAAAGAATAGCAACTCTGCACTGTTGGTGCTTTCGCAGGTGAACAGCACTTCGTCACCGTCTTTCAGCTTCTGCTCGCCGCTCATGCGCAGGCTTTGCGGGGTGATCTTTTTAAAGTAGCCATCCCGTGTAAAGAACAGATGTACGGGGTAGTCCGGCACCTGCTCGTCCGGCTCGTCGGCGGTGTCGGCGGGGATCTCGTACAAGATCTCGCAGCGGCGGGGCTTGCCGTATTTCTTCGCCACATCGCCCAATTCCTGCATGATGATGCGATTGATGCGAGCCGGGCGTTTGAGGATGTCCTGCAGGTCGGCGATGGCGTCCTCCAGTTCCTCGATCTCCTCGGTGCGCTTCAAAATATACTCGCGGTTCAGGTGACGCAGCTTGATCTCGGCCACGTACTCAGCCTGAACCTCATCGATGCCGAAGCCAATCATCAGGTTGGGGACGACCTCAGATTCCTCAGCAGTGTTACGCACAATTTCGATGGCCTTGTCGATGTCCAGCAGGATAGCTTTCAGGCCCTGCAGCAAGTGCAGGCGCTTTTCCTTGCCTTTCAAATCGTAGTAGGTGCGGCGGCGCACGCACTCGGCGCGGAAGGCGATCCACTCCAGCAGAATGTCCCGCACGCCCAGCACCTTGGGCTGGCCACCGATCAACACGTTAAAGTTGCAGGCGAAGCTGTCCTCCAGCGGTGTGGCCTTGAACAGGCGGGCCATGAGCTTATCCGGGTCCTGGCCGCGCTTGAGGTCGATGGTCAGTTTCAGACCATTCAGGTCGGTCTCATCGCGCATGTCGCTGATTTCACGGATCTTGCCCAGTTTGACCAGTTCAGTGATCTTATCCATGATTGCTTCGACGGTAGTTGTGGGCGGAATTCGCGTTACATCGATGCAATTGTTTTCTTTATCGTAGCTCCACTGGGCGCGGACACGCACACTGCCGCGGCCTTTTTCCAGCACATTCTGCATCTCGGCCGCGTCGTACAGGATGGTGCCGCCGCCCACAAAATCGGGGGCGGGGATGATCTCCCGCAGGTCAGCCTGGGGGTCTTTCATCAGGGCGATGGTGGCGTTGCACAGTTCCTCCAGGTTGAAGGAGCAGATGTTGGAGGCCATACCGACCGCGATGCCCAGCGTATTGTTAGCCAGAATGGCGGGGAAGGTGACAGGCAGCAGGGTAGGTTCTGTCGTTGTACCGTCATAGTTTGGCACAAAGTCGACGGTGTCCTTGTCGATGTCGCGGAACAGCTCGTCACAGACGGGTTCCAACTTGGCCTCAGTATAACGGGCGGCGGCGTAGGCCATATCGCGGCTGTACGCCTTGCCGAAGTTACCTTTGGAGTCGACAAACGGCACCAGCAGGCTCTCGTTGGAGCGGCCCATACGCACCATCGTATCGTAGATGGCGGCATCGCCGTGGGGGTTCAGGTGCATGGTGCTACCCACGATGTTGGCACTTTTGGTGCGGTTGCCCTTGAGCAGGCCCATGCCGTACATGGTATACAGCAGCTTGCGGTGCGCCGGCTTGAAGCCGTCGATCTCCGGCAGAGCGCGGGAGACGATGACGCTCATGGCGTAGGGCATATAGTTGGTTTCCAGCGTATCGGTGATGGGAGATTCCAGCACCTCGCCCGCCGAGAGGATCTCGACGTTATCGCCCAGTTGGGGCCGGGCGGCAATAATTTTCTTTTCTTTTCGTTTTGCCATCGTTGTTTTCCCTTACTCAGCTTACATCCAAATCATCCAGATACTCCGCGCCATGTTCGGCGATATGGTCTTTTCGGCCTTGCAGATTGTCGCCCAACAGCAGGTCAAAAACTTCTGCCGTGCGCTCGGCATCGGTGGGCAGCACCTTAATAAGTCTCCGGCTTTCGGGACTCATAGTCGTCAGCCACATCATTTCCGGGTCGTTCTCGCCCAAGCCTTTCGAACGTTGAATCGTATATTTTTCATCATCGATGCGGCGCAGGATGTCAGCCTTTTCCGGCTCGGTGTAGGCAAAGTAGGTTTTGTTTTTGGTGTTGATCTCGTACAGCGGCGACTCGGCGATGTAGACGTAGCCCTTGTTGATGAGGGTAGGCGTCAGACGGTAGAGCATCGTCAGCACCAGGGTGCGGATCTGGTAGCCGTCCACGTCGGCATCCGTGCAGATGACAACTTTATTGAACCGCAGGTTATCCAGATTGAAGCTGGCTAAATCCTTGTTGTGGCTGCCGCCCAGCTCGACACCGCAGCCCATAACGCGGATGAGGTCGGTGATGATTTCCGACTTAAAAATGCGGGCGTAGTCGGCTTTCAGGCAGTTCAAAATCTTGCCGCGGATGGGCATAATGGCCTGGAACTCTGAGTCGCGGCTCTGCTTGACGGCGCCCATAGCGGAATCGCCCTCCACGATATACAGCTCACGGCGGGTGGGGTCCTTGGTGCGGCAGTCCACAAACTTCTGCACGCGGTTGGCCAGGTCCATCTGCTGGGTCATCGTCTTTTTAATGGTGATACGCGCTTTTTCTGCGTGTTCACGGCTCTGCTTGTTGATCAGCACCTGCTTGCAGGCTTTCTCCGCCTCGTCGGGGTGCTCGATGAAGTAGACCTCCAGCTGATGTTTGAGGAACTCGGTCATGGCCTGGGCCACAAATTTGTTGGTAATGGCCTTTTTGGTCTGGTTCTCGTAGCTGGTACGGGTGGAGAAGCTGGACGAAACCAACACCAAGCAATCCTGCACGTCGGCAAAAGTGATCGCACTTTCGTTCTTTTTGTACAGGCCCTTGGATTTCAGCCAGGCGTTGACCTGGTTGACGAAGGCCAGGCGGACGGCACGGTCGGGGCTGCCGCCGTGCTCCAGCCAACTGGAGTTGTGGTAGTATTCCAACGCCTGCACGGTGTTGGAGAAGGCGAAGGCCACGTTCATTTTGACCTGATAGTCGGGCTGGTCGGCGCGGTCGCGGCCAGTGGCGGAACCGGAGCAGAAGTGCACCGGGGTCAGGCCCTTATCGCCAACCAGTTCGTTGACGTAATCGGTGATACCGTGCTCGTAGAGGTACTCGTACTTCTCCGTGTCACCGCCGGATTTATCCTCGAAAACAAGCGTCACACCGTCGTTTACCACAGCCTGGCGGCGCAGCATATCTTTAAAGCTGTCGGCCGGGACGGCGATGTCGGTAAAGACCTCGGTGTCCGGCTTCCAGCGGATGACCGAGCCGGTGCGCTTGCCCTTGAACGGCTCCTTTTGCAGGCCGCCCACGTTCTCGCCTTTTTTAAAGTCGAGGTGGTAGTGGAAGCCATCGCGGTAGATGTCGGCGGTCATCCACTCGCTGGCGTACTGGGTGGCACACAGGCCCAGGCCGTTGAGGCCCAGGCTGAAATCGTAGTTGCCGCTGCCCTCGGCGTATTTGCCGCCAGCGTACAGCTCGCAGAAGACAAGGTCCCAGTTCCAGCGGTCCTCAGCCTTGTTGTAGTCCACCGGGATGCCGCGGCCGAAGTCCTCAACCTCAACGACGTGGTCGGGGTAGAGGGTGACGTTGATGCGGTTGCCATGGCCGTCACGGGCTTCATCGATGGAGTTGGAGATGATCTCAAAGATGGAATGGGCACAGCCTTCCACGCCGTCCGAGCCAAAAATAACGGCCGGGCGCTTACGCACACGGTCCGCGCCTTTCAGCTGGCGGATGCTGTCGTTGCCGTATTCCTGTTGTTTTTTTGCCATGCGGCGGTTCCCCCTGAATTGTGCGGTGTTGCCTGAATTTTGGCATATAAATTTATTAAACCATAAATGGTGGTGGGTTGTCAAATTGGATTCATGACCGTTTCTACATCTTACAGATGGAAATACACCCTGTAGTTGTATCTTACCACAACAAAATCTAGTTTTCAAGGGTCAGTTGCAATTACATTCGCATTTTTCCAGGCGGTTGCGATCTCCCAGCAGGGCGGTCCAGTATTCTTCGCCTTGATATTTAAAGGTCACCCAATCGTAACCCTCATATTTGGCGGTGGTCTGGCCGGTGACGCAGTAGTTGCCCAGGGGCAGGTAGCCCACCACGTCATTTAAGTTGGATGTGTAAAAATATTCGCACCGGACGTTGAAAACCACCAGCTTATACCCATTCACTTTTTGCACCGAAGGGCTGGCGGCCCCGTAGTTGTTGTAGCCGCCAGCCTGTATTTCAGGCAAAAAATCCTTGTAACTGCGATTTAGATCGCACGCGCCGCTGATGCCGCTCACCGTGCCGCTGCCGCTGTACTGCCACATCGTGTAGGCACCGGTGTAACCCAGCGTGGCGCGGTAGTCCGCCACCCACAGCGGGTAATCAACCAGTGCGCCCGCGTTCAAATAGCTGTTGATGTAGTTTGTGTAACTGTACCACCCTGCATACCATTTGCGCTGATACAAAATATCCATAGCGTACTGCACCAGGCTGGTCAGCTCAGCGCGGCCCAAGCTGGTAAGGCTTGAGTCCTCCACATCCACGAACACCGGGTACTCCAGCTTGATGCCCTCCAGCATATTTAAAAAGGCAGTCAATTCGCTGGCAACGGCAGCGCGGGTGCGGGCATAGGTGTAGTAGTAGGCGCCCACCCGCAGCCCGGCACTGTGGGCGCCGGTGACATTCTGCAAAAAGTACGGATCTACGTACAAGCCGCCGCTGTTGCTGGACCCCACCCGCACGATGGCGAACTGCTTACCCGCGGCGGCCACCTGGGTCCAGTTGATGCTGCCCTGATAGCGGGACACATCAATGCCGTTTTGAAAAAGTGCTGAGGGGCATAATTAGAAGTATTTAGCGGCATAACGTAGAATGTTATAGCGGTAAGTAGCTATAAAGTGTATGAAAAAGTAGGACACTCCTACACTATTCATACATTGGCCTCGCGGCTATAACATTCTATTTTATTTTTTCTAATTCAGCCCTCAACCATTCAAAATCTCTTTCTGTGTAAACTCGTTCTGTTAAGTCCGCAATAGAATGGCCAACGAGTCTCTTGATAGCATATTCGTCTAGGTTGTACCTCTTTGCCATCGTCACGAATTGCTTTCGACCGTCATGCGGACGATGCCGCTCATCAAGATGTAATTCTTTAACTGCCAAATCATATGTGAGGAAAAATCTCTTGTATGTCATCGGGACATATCGATTTTTAGCAGGATCTTGATTCACATGATTAAACAGATATTCACTGCCGACTTCCTTTGCACGGTCATAATAGTTCTTTATAAGAGGATAAATTCTAGGATGAATTGGGACTGTACGGTTAATGCCATAATTAGTTTTCATTCCTCCAGTCATAGCTCTCTTTTTTAAGTCGATATCTGAGAGTTTCAATGCTACAAGTTCTCTTGGTCTCCATCCACTATAGCATTGAATCAGAATCATATCAACATGATTATATTCTTTATAGTGACCCCATAATAGTTTCATTTCATCATTCGTGAAACACATATGGTGGGTTTTAGCTTCTGGATTGTTATCGACTTTGACCGGAGTAACAGGACTAGATGTGAGTAATCCTAGCTCTAATGCCCTATCAAATAGTTTCCGAAGGAGACCTTTTATTTTTACTCTTGTGTTTTCAGAAGCCTTATGTGTTCCGTTCTGATCCGTAATCACTGCTTCTTCGATACAGTATTTTATATGAATAGGACGTACCTCATAGAGTTTCATATCATGAATCGATTCGCAATACCGCCACGCTGCAACATAAGCCGCAGTTGTTTTTAAAGTTGGATAGAACTCTTTGCTCCATACCTGATAAAGTTCTTTAACAGTCGTTTGCTCCGTAAAATCAAATGGACTTTTGTTGTATTCGAGTAGTGCAGCATAAGCATCATTGTAAGTTTCAAAATAAGCTTCGGGTTTTAGCAGTTTGCAGATTGGACGGCCCTCTGGGGTCTTGCCAACTGTGACCATGGCTCGGAATGGTTTTCTAAGCGCCCTCCCTTTGAGTTCGGTTATCTGGCCGAATCCATTGGGCAGGCGCTTTCTTTTGTTTTGACGAGGTTTCCTGGGCTTTAGTGCTTCAGGCTTTAGTGGATATCCGCAGTGAGGGCATAATAGCGCTTTGTCACTCACTTGTAGTTCACATTCGGGACATTTTATAAGCATTATATCACCTCTGTGCGTTATATTTTACTATAGATGTACGAATAAATCAATACTACATCTTGTGTCTGGCCATCAAATTCTGTAAGTTCAGGACGGGGGTTACAAGTTTCTATGCTAACTTACTAACTGCAAAAGCGTGGTACGACAGAATACATCGTACTAGATAAGCTAAAATAGCAGTCGGAAGGAGCTGGAAAATTATGGAATTTGGCATTGGCTCGGTGCCTGTTGTGAAGGTGGCCGAAATTTACGGAAAAGATGCCAACTGGGTGCGGGCAGGAATCATTGAAGGATGGCTGCCTATCGGAACCGCTACAAGAAACGGAAAAGAGATTACATCGATCAAGGACATGGACTCTAAGTACGGACGTATAAACTATTATATTTCTCCGAAGAAACTTTACGAGGAGACTGGCTACGTCTGGAAAGGAGCAAAGCATGGCAACTAAGATACGGTCGAAGCTATCAAAGAAGAATCGTTACTGGATACCACCAGAACGTTACTACGAACTCAAGCATTTCTGTTTACAGTATCCCGACTGGAAGCGTGAATACCTGGCAGTTGACCCGATGGCTCACGAGTTTGAGCAGGGGGAGAAACTATCTGCCACAAATAGGGTAGAGGATAGAACAGCCCTTTGCGCCGAGCGAAAGATCGAGTGTTCACAGAACATGGTCTTAATTGAGGAGTGCTGCGAGAAAGCAGACCCGGACCTTGCCCGTTATATTTTCAAGGCAGTCACTTCTAATCTAGGTTACACCTATCTCAAATCTAGGTTAGACATGCCATGCTCCAAAGATACCTACTACGACCGCTACCATAAATTCTTTTGGCATTTAAGCCACGCGCGAAAATGACATGGGGTATTATGGAGGTGATACTGAATGAAAGCAGTATTTGATGAACGCAGTATAAATTGGACCGACAATGCTGACTACAACATTATGTATCTTCATGCAAAGCAAAATTATTTTACCGATGTTTTGCGAGCGAGAGGGCACATATCTCTATGCGAGATCCTTGATGATACGGGAATCGCATTGGATAAGCCGCTCTCACTTGCAGAGCTCTACGGTCATTTCTGGAGCTATGCAAAAGGAGACAGGTTTGTAGATTTGGGCATTCCCAAGGAATACGACCGCAATACTAAGTCATTTGAGCTTGATATCAATATCTAATCGGAATGGACGTCTGAAACATGGCGTCCTATTTTTCTCCGCAGATTTTGCATGGGGTATTATGGAGGTGTATCAAAATGTATACTGATATTCTTAGGTACGTCCAAGGAAATGAACTTGAAATTCAAAAAATCGAAGCACGTGAAGACTTTATGTGTTTGCACAGAAAACTTTGCAAAAGCAGAGCGGAGGGTGACACAAAAGAGTATCATCGCTTGAGAAGACTTGAACACAACGCATTTCTTGCTTCGGTCGATCTGAAAGAAAGATATCACCGTACATATCGGGAGAAACCCATTGAGTCAGTAATGAGCTGACAGATTGAGACCTTATGGCAACATAGGGTCTTAGTTTTCCACGCCGAATTTGCATACTCTTATATGGAGAAATCCAACATATTTAAGGAGGAACTATATATGTTTATGGAAATTAGAAATTTAGTATGTTTTCCCATTTTCTGTATTGGGGCTATGATGTGGAATTCTGCTTTTAAGAAGGGAACACAAGATAACTATGATGATCTTACGTTTCTTGAAAAAGTAGGGGCCAATTTGGTTATTTGGTATTTAATAAAGGGAGGACTTATGGAAAGATTGGAAGAAATTTATATGGATCGGTAAATATGCAACAGCGGAAGCCTGAGGGTTGAAACATACCCTCTTTGTTTTTACATCCGCGAAAATCTCAGGTCCTTATATGAAAAGAGTGCAAAATACTCTGATATTTTTAAGGAGGAACCATTTATGAAAATGACACCTGTTGAGAAAGTACCTGGAAAGACTGGTCACTATTGCAATTTGCAGGGGGTGCTCAAGGAGTTTATGGCTATGGACGCTAAAGTCGTGAGACTGGACGTTGATGGGTATAAATCTTCTACTGTGGCAGCATCCTGCATCTGCATAGCCATCAAAAGATCCGGATACCCAATCAAGTCGTTTAAAAGATGTGAATTTGTGTATCTGAGTAAAGTATCTTGAAAGGAGTAGGCTCTGTGGAAACACGGGGTCTTTCTTTTTATATTTTCCAGGACGCAGGTTACGAAAGGAAGTGGTATTTTCATATCGTAAAATTCCCCGGGATGAAAATTTCAGAAAACAGTTTAAAGGAGAATTTACATGGATTGGTTTTATATTGCTGCTACGGCGATTCTTGTTCTGGCTTCTTATATTATTGGAAGATCGCACGGAGTCAGCAAATTTCTTAGCGCCAACACAATCGGCAGCCTGCGAGTGGATCGTTCGGATGAGGACGGTCCTTTGGTTTTTATGGAGGTAGATCCTGGATTTCGGGATTTCGCGGAAATGGACGTTGTAATTTTAAAAGTAAAGCACGAGGATTTTATTCCGCGAAAATAACTGGGGCTATTATGGAACCATTTATTACTTTGAAAGGAGATTATTAAAATGGCAGATCAAAACAGCGAAATGTTGAACAAACGTATCGAGGAGACCCTCGGAAATTTGGAGACGCTGAAAGGAGATGAACGTGCTCAGGCCGTGAAGGAGCTGGACACGCTGTACAAGCTCAGGATCGATGAAACGAAAAATGAGGTTGAAGCCCGCCAAAAGACATCTGAACATCAGGATCAGATGTTTCAGGCGCAGGCCGATCTTCATGAAAAGAGAATCGCTCTTATTGTGAATACAGCAGTGGACGTGGCAAAATTCGTTGGCCAGGTCGGCATGTATGGCATTCTCATCATAGGCGGACTTAAGTTCGAGGAAACCGGTACGATCGGCTCACAGTTCGTTAAGGACACGATCCGCAGTTGTACGAAATTCTTGAAGAAATGAGGTTCGAAAAAGAGCTTATGGAAACATGGGCTCTTTATTTTTATTGGTGGGTGTGGTAAAATGCAATAAATCCCTGCAATTAGAAAGGAGAAAACTATGAAAAAGTTAATGGCTATTGGACTGGCTGCAGTTATGGCATTTGGATTGGCCGGATGTGGCGGAAGTCAGAGTGCGGCTGCGAGCTCTAAATCCTCCTCGCCGACAACTCCGGGATCGGCTTTTACAGATACCAAAGGCACAGATGATGCTAAAGAAACGCACTCGGCAGAAATGGAAGGCTCTATCGATTACGAGATTTCTCGTGGCATTACCGATTATGGCGAAAAAAGTTTGATGCTGACTTACACAAACAATACAAATCATCCGATTTTGAGTGCCCAGTTTTATTTCGAGCTTAAAGACGACTTAACAGATGAAGATAACGAACTGCTATCAAAGCTCCAGGAAGAACATGAAATTGACGATGATCAAATGGATTGGGCATATTTTCAGTCAAATACTGAATGCTATACAGACATTGGTGAAAGCTCCAAGCCAAGTCCTTTTACATTTTTTCTTGATTGCTTCACAGACGAAACATATTGCACCCTTGCGGATTATGGGCAGGTAAAACTAATATTCCTTGATGGTGAGAAATATTACCAGACAACCTACGATTTTTATTCCCAGATGTTTACCTCGGTATCTCCATACAAAAATGCCTACGAGTGGATGACGAGTGATATTGGCTTGTCCATCCCTCAGCCCGAAGGGTTCCCAACACTGGTAAGTTCCGACGATGAAAACTATGGCTTCGTTTATGTATATAACGTTTCCCTTAGCGATTTTGAAACGTATGTCGATAAATGCAAAGAGGCTGGATTTTCTAAAGTCGATTTCGATGGTGGAGACAATGTTACAATTGTGAATGACGAAGGAACAGAACTAAGTCTTTATTATGAAGCCAGCAGCGATCGAATGGTCGTACGGTTTGGCTAATTCCGCAGACCTCCTCGCCAAACCGGCAGGGGGTCTTTTATTTTGCCTATGAGATATTTTATTGAGAAACCAGAAATTACAACTCATATGTTTGGCCGAACCTATGAGTGTGACCATCCCTTATATAATAGGTGTACTTTATATCAAATTGGTAATAAAGGGATAGCAATAGTACAGCAACGATTTGATGAGAGTACAAAATCAACCTACTGGACTGAGATCGACCAGTGGCTCAATGATATTTTGTATCTAAGTCCAGGATTTAGGGATTTCTTTAATTTGTATGCTACCGAAGGCTCCGAGGGGCTTTATCCAACGGTTACAGTACGTCAGGTAATGTGGCGATTACGGCTCAAACCGCTGAAAAGAGAGCGCTGGGAGACTGTTATTGACAGAAAAACATTGTAGGTGCGCGTAATTCACAAATCCTATTATGAAAGGAAAGCACATAATAGGAGGAATTACTATGAAAAAACTTTATGCGGTTTATGGCAATAATATTGATATGAACACTTTACAGGACTATAGTCCGAGAGCCTACGAAGGCTTGGATGGACAGACGGTCTACATTGTAAAGGCAACCATTATTGAGGCAATTAAACTTACTGCAAAAATGAGCTTTAGAAATGCTACTGTAACTGCTTTCTGATCAATATTAGGGTTTATGGAAACATAGACCCTTTTATTTTTGCCATCGCATATTTTTCATGGTATAATATGGACAACTTTTGAAAGGAGGCGGCTCAATGAAAGAGGTGATACTGGAATTTCTACGCAATATGAAAGACGAAGAGTATGCAAAAAATATTGCGTATGTAATTGCAGTCACAGCTTGTGCAATTGTAGTAATTGCCTTCATGCTGAAAGCGCTCTGAGAAAACGGCTCTGTGGAAACACAGGGTCTTTTCTTTTTGCGCGAAAAATGCACCTCCTTATATGGAACAAATTGAACTAAAGGAGGATTCTGAAATGGAATTTTACGTAATTTTGTTGATTTTCGCTCTGGGCTTACTGGTAGTTGGCGCTGCATTCGTCAACGGAGCCAAGTTTGTACTGGGCATGATCGGACGAATCGTGGATTGCATTTTTGGAAGACACGGTGATTGAACCAAAGGCAAGGCCTATGGAAACATGGGCTTTTGCCTTTTCTTTTTGCTACGCGAATTTTGCAAGTTCTTATATGGAGAAAACCAATTTAAAATTTGGAGGTATTTACTATGTTTAAGAAAATCTGGAACAAGCCCATCACTTGGGGCGATTACATGAAACTGGTTGGTATCTGCGTTGGCATTTATGGTGCCATCGTAGGACCATTCCTGCTGAGTGTATATGGTATCCCTGAGAAGATCAAGGCAAAGTTCAAGAAAGAACCTGACGTAGAGACCTACGAGGATTGAAAGGAGGTATCCGAGCTAAGGCTCTGTGGAAACACAGGGTCTTAGCTTTTTCTTTTACCTTCGCGAATTTTGCAAGTCCTTATATGGAAATGGATAGCTTATGAGTAAAGCGCCCGGTATTTCGGGAGAACCAAGCTCGAACCTTGGTCTATTTCTTTTTGTTTTTATATTTGAAAGGAGAACCTAAAATGAATCTGAAACTCAACCGAAAAATTGTGAAGGAGATGGCAAGGAATGGACTTAAGTTTGTGGAAGATTGTTCACCTACTATTCTTACAGGACTGGTTGCAGCAGGAGTGCTCACGAGCGTTGGAATGGCTGTACGAGCTACCACCAAGGCGCTTCCGCTCATCGAAGAAGAAAAAGTACGTCGTTGTAAAGAAGGGTTGGACGACCATTTAAAGCCTGCTGAGGTCGTAAAGGTTTGCTGGAAGTGCTATGTGCCGACCGTGAGTATGGCCGCGTTGACTGTGGCCTGCGCGATTGGTGCCAATAAAATCAACCTCCAGCGTAATGCCGCGCTTTCCTCTTTATATTCTGTAAGTTCTACGGCACTCAAGGAGTACGAGCAGAAGGTTATTGAGCAAGTCGGACCGGAGAAAAATGAAACGATCAAAAATGCCGTGGCAAAGGACCGTATGGAGAAAATTCAGATGGACGAGTCTGCGGCGCTTGGTGACGGCAATGTGTGGGTCTACGATACCTTTAGCGGACGAAAATGGCCGTGCAATATTGGTAAGATCAAGCAGATTGCCGGTGATCTTAACTGCGATATGGCGGTCAGCGGCGATTGGAAGAGCCTGAATGAGTTCTATATGGAAATCGGCCTGGATGAAATCAAACCTGGCGATTCATTAGGGTTTGATGCTTCTAACCTGATCGATCTGTGGTTCTCAGCCCAGCTGGATGATAACGGCCGTCCTTTGGTGGTTATGGATTACAAAGTTATGCCAAAAATAAAATACAAGGAGATGTTTTAAATGTGCCCATGCGCCATGAGAGTTACTTATGCCTGGATGTTTGAAGGCAAAACTATGTACCGCGAAGGGTATGAGTGCTTGAAGTACCGCAAGGAATGCAAAGATACGAGAGTCTGCAAATACAACTTCGCAGAAATTTCACCGGCTAATATGGAAAGGAGGGAAGACAAATGATGCCTAAATTCACTATGACTAAGGTCATTAGTCTTGTTTCTATTATCGTAGTTGGCGTTGGCTCGGCAATTGGTCAATGGGCAACCATGAAAGAATGGAAAGAAGAAACTGATGAAAAGTCTAAGAAAGAGGACTAAGGTCTTCATCTGATCGAGAAACGGCTCCGTGGAAACACGGGGTCTTTTCTTTTATACGCTAAAATTGCACATCCTTATATGGAGGTGTATAAAAAATGATCACACTTTATTACTTATTAGAATGTGCAGAAAGCTACTTTGAGAGGAAGGGCGGTATCCAGAAAATTATATTTTGGAGCGTAATCTCTCTTATCGTAGTGAGTGTATTCATGTGGTGCATGTGTGGTGCAATTGATGACCTTGTAGCCAGAGGGGTGTAAAAGCCCCTTTTGGTTTTGTTTTTTCTGGAAAGGAGAAATAAGATGCCGAGAACTCAGGATTTCGAGGTCTTGGACAAATTTGAAAACGAACATTACTTCCTGCCGAGTAAGGATTGGCCGGAATACGAATTTCAGTATCAAAGCACCTGCCGCTGGGCCTTGAACCAGATTCGTGAGTACATGACCCAGAAGGTGAACGAGCACAAATCTATGATTGATATTTTGGAAGAACTTTACTGGATCTTCGATACCGGCATAGCAGAGTGCTGCGAGATGTACGATGAGAAGAATGAAATCAAAGCATGGCAATATCCACCACCGGATATTGTATTTAGTGTCGGTAGAGCCATGGTTGAGGAAGTAGCAGGTTTATATTTATGAAAGGAGAACTCCAATGAAAATCAAGTATCCGCGAATCAATGTAAAACCGTTTGTTCATGCCTGTAAGGTCGGAATGGCCAAAAACGCGCCTACAATCCTGACCATGACCGGCATTACAGCGATGGCCAGCTCGACTTATTGGGCGGTGAAGGCTACCCCGAAGGCTTTGGCTTTGAAAGAAAAGGCCGAAGTTGAGAAAAACAAGAAGGCTGGGACGTTTAAAAATCAGAAGTTGCATTACTACGATGAAAAGGAAGGTGCCTTTGTTGATGGATTCCAGAATTGGGTGCCGTTGACCAAACTCGAAATCGTGCATACTTGCTGGCGCTGCTATGCTCCGGCGTTTATTACCGGTGTGTTGGGTGCCGCCTGCCTGATCGGGGCCAACTCGATGAATCTGCGGAAGAATGCAGCACTGGCAGCGGCTTATGCGCTTTCTGAGACCAATTTCAGGGAGTATAGAGAGAAGACACTTGAGGAAGTTGGCGAGAAGAAGGAAGAAAAGATCCGCAATGCTGTGGCCGAGGAGAAAATCACCAAGAATCCTGTAAATACCTCGACTGTGCTTGAGACTGGCAATGGTGATACCCTCTGCTATGACGCGATCTGTGGAAGATATTTTAAGTCGAGTATTGAAAAACTCAAGGGTGCTCTCAATGAACTCAATATGGAGCTGGTTCAGGATGGTTATGTCTCACTCAACCAGTATTACGATTTGATTGGCCTGCCGGATGGGATGCTTGGAGATGATCTTGGCTGGAGTATCAATGACCATCATTCGACTGTACAGTTGGATCTGAGTGCACAGCTGACCAAAGATGAGGCCCAGACTCCTTGCATGGTTGTGGCCTTTAAGTACGGCCCTATCTACAATTACGATGCGTTTTAATCTCACGCGAAATTTGCAAGTCCTTATATGGAACAAGATTCCAAAAATTATATTTTATTAAAGGAGACTTTATCATGGAAAACGAGGAAATTATGATGAACGAGACTACTGAGGCTATGACCGACGTGGAGGAACCAATCACTGAAACCGAAACCAATGAGGAAGAATCGAGCAGCTTTATGCCTGCAGCGTTGTTGATCGCTGGCGGTGTGGCGGCTATTTACGGAGGTGTGACCTTCGCAAAGAAGCATGTCATCCCGCACGTGAGCAATGGCATTGCAGGCCTGAAGGCTAAGTTCGGCAAATCCAAGGGCAAGGTTCGATAAATCCCCTGTTGAGTTTTCC